ACGCTGACCACAACTGGAAGTTCTGGTGCTGCTACATTTAACGGGACAACGCTAAATATTCCCCAATACACGGGGGGAGGCGGTGGTGGTGGACCTATACTTGAATCGCTGATTGTCGTTAGTCAGGACTACACAATATCTAGCAACACAAACGGGTTTAGTGTTGGCCCAGTAACGGTTGCCGCAGGATATGCAGTAACAGTACCCACCGGACAAGTCTGGGCAATTTGGAATACCTAAATGAGTTCAATCAAACTTCAGGGCAATGCAGGCGGGGCTGGCACCCAGACTTTACAGGCTGCGGCGACTAGCGGAACGCCAGTGGTTACTCTACCGGACACAACCGGAACGCTAATTGTTACCGGTGGGGACTTTGGTACTCCTTCGGCCATTGTGCTGACAAACGGTACGGGGCTACCTCTTACTACCGGGGTTACTGGGGTTCTTCCCGTTGCTAATGGAGGCACTGGAGTTACAGCGTCTTCTGGTGCAAATTCAGTCGTTTTGCGCGACGCTAACGGAAACATTACTACCAACGCTACGTTTAACGGGTTTACAAGTGTTGCCGCATCTGGCACCCCAATCATACTCACGGCGGCGTCAACGCCCGTATATAACGTCACGGGTTCTGGCGGACAAGTTATTCAGTTGCCAAACGCAACCACACTGCCAAGCGGAACAGTTTTTTGGTTTGACAACAACCAGTCGAGCGGCGCAATCACCGTAAATAATGCCTCGTCTTCTTTGGTTGTTTCTGTTCCGTCTGGCGGGTATGTAACCGTTGTTTTGTTATCAAATGCAACCTCTGCTGGAAGTTGGGACAGACACGATCTGACTCCGAGCAACACTTCGTGGTCAACTAATACGCTTGACTATCCCGGTTCTATTACTAATGCAACATGGAACGGGGTTGCAGTAGCCGCAAACAGGGGCGGCACTGGCGTAGCAAACAACTCAGCCAGCACGATTACGATTTCTGGGGCGTTTGGGACAACGATTACGGTTTCCGGCACAACTGCGGTTACGTTGCCGACGTCGGGGACGCTTGCTACTTTAGCTGGGACGGAGACGTTTACCAACAAGACGCTGACCAACCCGACGATTACGAACTACACCGAGACCAACTTCACGGCTACTGTTACAGGTAACGCGATCACATTGTCGTTGACGAACGGAACCTTCCAGACAATTACGACGATGGTCGGAGCGAATGCGATTACGTTGCCTTCCCCTTCTGCGGGTAAGTCACTGACTGTTCAGGTGGTTTATGCTTCAACCCCGACTAGCCTGACCTTTACATCGCCATCTGGAACGCTCAAGTATCCGGGCGGAACGACCCCAACGGCTACCTTGACGAACACAAAGGTTGACATCTACGCATTCATTTCGGACGGTACGAACTGGTACGGCATCCAATCCGGGGCGAATTTCTGATGTTTTCAACTAGCAAAACTTTCTTTCGTAGGCCTGCTAGTGGAGGGGCAACCGACCCATCTTTTGCCTATGTCCCGCTGTTACTAAACACAACCAGCACTAACGGGCAGCAGAACAACACGTTCTTAGATTCTGGCACTGCTAACGGAGGGGTTGGCTTTACCATCACCCGCAACGGCACACCGACGCAGGGTTCAATCACTCCGTATTGGCCGAATGGGCAGTGGAGTAATTATTTTAACGGTAGTACGGATTATTTGAGTGCTGCTGGCAGCTTGACTATAAACGGTCAATTTTCCGTTGAGTGCTGGTTCTATAAGCCGTCAACTGCCTCAACCCCAACTGGAAGTTTATTTGCATTTAATTCAAATAATTCTGCTTACGCATCAATCAGGATTGACATTGATGGCGGCGCAATTGATAGAAATATAAGCTTGCTTTTGAGCACCTCTGGAGGCGGCTGGAACATCGGTACTAATCATGCTTTGGCGTATTTAAAAAACACATGGAATCAGCTTGTAGTCACACGAGACGCATCAAACGCAGTTAGGCTTTTTATTAATGGGGTTTTAATCAACACCCCGTCATCTTTGTCTGGCGCTTTGTATTCTGCGTCAACAACTCACGCAATTGGATGTAACCATCTTCCAGTTGGCCCTCAAGGCTTTTTTAATGGTTACATAAGTAATTTAAGATTAATAAACGGCTCTATACCAACGCTATATCAAACCTCATCAACAACTGCCGGGACCACGATTTTTACCCCGCCTACGTCTCCGCTTTCGCAAGTAACCAACACTTTTATACTTACTTGTCAATCTAACAGATTTATTGACAATAGCGCCAGCCCATTAACACTCACCCCCGCCGGCACCCCAACCGTCCAAGCATTCCAGCCGTTCTCCCCAACGGCATCGTACACCACTGCGCTGTATGGTGGGAGCGGGTACTTTAATGGCAGTACGGATTCTTTAAGCGCAGCAAGCAACGCCGCTTTTGGTTTTGGCACAGGCGATTACACAATTGAAGGGTGGGTTTACCTGCCAAATTCCGCAACCGGCTCAACTCAAGAGTTGGTGGACATAAGGCCCACGGCTGGCGCGTCTCCGATTGCTATTGGTGTAAATCCTACGGGGTTTCCTTTTGCTTATAACGGCACGACCTATATAAGTTCTATCGCAGCTTCTAGTTCTGCTTGGAACCACATAGCGGTTGTTAGAAACGGTTCTGGAACCAACAATTGCAAAATTTATGTAAACGGTGTTCAAGGCGTTCAATTCACGGACACAAATAACTACGGGACGGCAAATCCTTGTGTTATTGGCAAAAACGTTACCGGCTCCAGTGATTACTTAAACGGGTACGCTTCCAACGTCAGATTGGTCAAAGGCACAGCGGTCTACACAGCCAACTTCACCCCACCCACGCTTGCGCCATTAACGACCGCAGGCTCGACTAGCGCGGCAAGCTACCCAAGCACCACAAACGTCAATACAAGTTTTGCGGCTTCAAACACCAGTCTCCTGCTCAACTTCACCAACGCAGGAATCTACGACGCCGCCGTGCAGAACAACGCGATTACGGTTGGCAATGCTCAGGTCAGCACCGCTCAGTCTAAGTGGTCGCCAACGAGCATAAGGTTCAACGGGACCACGGATTATTTAAACATTCCATCTAGTCAGGGGTTAAATCTTGGGACAGGCTCTTTAACAGTTGAAGCATGGGTTTATTTGATCGCAATGTCTGGAGATTATTTTGTAACAAGTTCAACAGGGGCTGGCGGTGGTTTTTTTGGTTTTCGTAGCGGAACAGATATAGGATATGGCCGCACCGGAATTGCTTGGGATTATCAAGCCGCCTCAGGAATGGTTATAAACAATTGGTATCATGTTGCATGGTCAAGAAATGGCACAAGTATGAGAATATTTGTTAATGGAAGTCAAGTTGGAGCAACGCAAACAACTTCTCAAGCATACGACCTTTCCACTACAAGCACTGCTGTTGGTAGCGCAGGTGCCACTTTATTCTTGAACGGATACATCCAAGATCTACGCATCACTAGAGGCATAGGTCGATACACTGCAAACTTCTCCGTGCCAACCGCAGCATTCCCAACGAGGTAACCATGCAAATCGCTAACCAAGACCTCATCATCAAAGACCACACTGAGTGGTTCCCCAACACCTCCTTCGGTGAGCGTGGGCCGTCTGTGGAGTGGATCAAGTCCGAGGGCTATTATGTCATCACGGTGTGGAAACCCTACGACCACGCAACAGAGAAGCTAGTGTCTGCGGCTCCTCATCTGTATGACGGGATGTGCTGCATTGTTGACGTAGAGCCCCTTACCCAAGAGGAGCTTGACCAGCGCGTAGTGACACAGTGGCAGGTAGTTCGCAATCAACGCAATCAGATGCTCAAGGACACCGACTGGACGCAGGTATTGGACTCACCGGTTGACAAAACCGCATGGGCAACCTACCGCCAAGCACTGCGGGACATCACAACTCAGGCTGATCCATTTAACATCGTCTGGCCAAATCAAAATGCCATCTAAATCCCCAGCGCAGAAACGTTTGATGCAGGCCGTGGCGCATAGCCCAAAATTTGCTAAGAAGGTTGGCATTCCTACGTCGGTTGGGAAGGAGTTTGCGGCTGCTGACAAAAAAATGAATGACGGCGGTGTGGTTAAGTCTTTGAAAAAAGAAGGCTTTTACGACGCTGGGAAAAGCAAATCTGAGCGCCTTAGCATCATCAACAAAGAGACAACTAAACCAGAAAGGTTAGAAATGGTTGATAAAGTGTTCTTAGAAAAGAAAATGAAAGAAGGTGGCTTGTACGCCAACATCGCAGCCAAGAGGAAGAGAATAGCCGAGGGTAGCGATGAGAGGATGCGAAAGCCCGGATCACCGGGAGCACCGACCGCAGAGGCTTTCAGAGAGTCTGCAAAGACAGCCAAAGTGAAAACGGGTGGCAAAATTTCAAAGTCTTGTTGGTAAATGATGGGTAAAAAAACTCCATCTTTAGCCATTGGTCGAGGTGAGAAGTTGCCTGCAGATCAAGGTGCGGGACTTACGGCAAAGGGCAGAGCAAAGTATAATAGTGAGACTGGTTCCAATCTCAAGGCACCGCAGCCGCAAGGGGGAGCAAGGCGTGATTCGTTCTGTGCTCGAATGGGTCCAGTTGCAGAAAAGAGTGAGAAGGGAAGTCGGTCACGAGCCTCGATGAAACGTTGGAATTGCCCGTCATGGTAGGCGATTGTGGTGAGTAAACAGTCGGTTTGCGTGTTCCCTATAGGCATCGTAAGCCTCTTGTGCGGAATCAAAAAAACCAATTGTTGTTCGTTTTTTGTTGTGGCAAATCCTTGACATCCATTTGTTCATTTGTTTGTGCCAAGTGACTCCTCGATAGCCTGAAGAATTATTTTTTGGTGCCGGTCTGTTTTGTTGGTTTTGATTGTTTGTCGCAAGTCGTAGATTTTCAAGCCTGTTGTCAATTTTGTTTCCGTTTATGTGGTCAATATAGAACCCTTCTGGGATGTAACCAAACATATAGACCCAGATGATTCTTTGAAGCCGGTGAGTTTGATTGTTGAACCCCATGACCTTGTACCCTGAAGGGTGCAAACATCCAGCCACGGATCCTTTAAGTATGTTGGACCTGCCTTCTTTCCAAGTTACAATCCCAGTGGCCGGATCATACTCAAGCATTGATTGCAGTTCGGACTGGCTTGGCAACACGGGGCTTCCTTTGTTCAGCACTGGAAACGGTAGTTTACCACAAATCGTGGAGTGGTAAGTGGCTTATTCAAATACAGTCGGCACAACGGTCATCAATGTTCAGCAGTTGATCGACCACGGAGCACGTCGGGCCGGTAAACTTGCGGAGGAATTGACGTCTGAGCAGGTAACGTCTGCTCGTGAGTCGTTGTTCTTCTTGTTGTCCAACCTAATCAACATTGGTATCCAGTATTGGGCAATCGAAAAGAAAGTGTACGGCCTGAAAGCGGACCAGTACATTTACGACCTTCCTGTTGGCGGAAACGACGTATTGCAAGCCTTGTATCGCAGGATGGCAAGGCCGTCTGGAGCGTACTCAAGCAGTGCCGGCGGGGTAGTTGAGAATGCCTTTGACGGCAACACAGACACAATCTGTACGCAGACTACTGCGGCAGGGAATATTTCGGTTAACTATGGATCTGCAGTCTATATCGGGTCAATCGGCGTCTTGCCGGGCGTTTCTGGCACGTTCAATGTGGTATTTGAGTGTTCCTCTGACGGAACTACATGGAAGACCATCTCTGCGCCGGGGCCAACCGTCTGGGTTGACAACGAGTGGCTCTGGTACGACATTGATCCGGGGTTCACGGTTCCGTACTACCGCATCCGAGCCATTTCTGGGACTTTGAGTTTGCGGGAGTTGTTCTTCGGGAATAACTCAACTGAGATCACGATGGCTCGTCTCAACAGGGACGACTACACCAATCTCCCGAACAAGAACTTTACGGCCAACCAGCCGTTCCAGTATTGGTTTAATCGCACGATCCCGCAGAGCAAGATCTACCTGTGGCCGGTTCCGAGCGATCCGTTTGTGCAGATGACGATCTGGTACTCGCGTCAGATTGATGATGTGGGTGCGCTAACAAATGAATTGGAAGTGCCTCAGAGATGGTATGAGGCTACGGTGATGATGTTAGCTCACCGCATGAGCCTAGAGCTTCCCGGAGTTCCGTTAGATCGGGTGCAGTATCTTGAGGCGCAGGCCGAGAAGTATTTAGGTCTTGCGGAAGCTGAAGAGAGAGATCGTTCGCCGATTTCGATGGCACCGAATATTAGCCCCTACACGTCCTAGCAATGCCACGCTTCCTCGACACTCGTGGATACTCTGACATTGCAATCGCAATATGCGACAGGTGTCGTCTCAAGTATCCACATTCCGTGTTGAGGAAGGATCCAAACTTTCCGGGGTTGATGGTTTGCGATACTGGTTGCGCTGACCAGTTTGATCCGTATCGGTTACCCGCAAGGAAGACGGAGCGGATTACTATTAGATTCCCTCGTCCAGATGTGAGTGTGGCCGCGAATGATGATTACCTAATGACCGAGGGTAGCAATCAGTTTCAGATTTCGTTGGAAGGCAACTCGCAAGTGCCTACACTTAACGGCAATTTGGATACAATTGCGCCATCTCCACCGAGCCAAGAATAATGTCTGCGCAAGTCACGATTCTCCAATTACCTGCAGCCGGTGCAATTACTGGTAGCGAGACTGTACCGATTGTCCAGAACGGTCAGACCGTAAGGACGACTGCAAGCGCTATCGGTGGGTCCGGTGGGGTTACATCAATAGACACCGGTACCGGATTGGCTGGCGGCCCGATAACGACGACCGGGACTATTTCTTTAGCTAACACAGGTGTCACGTCTGGCAGTTACACGTTGGCCAATATAACGGTCAACGCCCAAGGGCAAGTTACTGCTGCTGCGAATGGAACGGCCGGGGGTGTAACCTCAGTTAGCGCTGGAACAACCGGGCTCACCCCTGCATCGGCCACCACAGGTGCTGTGACGCTTGCGGGGACGCTCAATGTAGCTAACGGTGGAACTGGCCAAACAAGCGCAGGAGCGGCGTTTAATGCCTTGTCCCCGATCACTTCTACGGGCGATCTGATAGTTGGCAACGGAGCAAACAGCGCGACAAGATTGCCAATTGGAACTAACGGTTATGTTCTGACGGTCAGCGGTGGAACTGCTGTTTGGGCTGCAGTAGCAAGCACAGGTGTTTCAACCTTTAGCGGCGGAACAACTGGGTTGACCCCGAACACTCCGACTGCTGGCGCTGTGACGTTGGCCGGAACCTTAGCGGTGGCCAACGGAGGGACTGGGGTAACGGCATCAAGCGGTGCTAATTCGGTAACGCTGAGGGATGCCAGCAACAACATTACGGCGAATGCGTACTTCAACGGGTTTACGAGCGTAGCGGCGTCGGGGACTTTGATTACGTTGACGGTTGCTTCTACACCGGTTTATTTAGTTACTGGATCTGGCGGACAGGTTATCCAGTTGCCAGATGCAACGACGCTGCCGTTAGGGACCATATTTTCGTTCAACAACAACCAGAGTTCTGGCGCGATTTCGGTCAACAACCATTCAGGCACATTGGTTGTTTCAATTCCTTCTGGGGGGTATGTGACGGTTGTTTTGACCGCAAATGGAATAGCGGCGGGAACGTGGGATCGGCACGATCAAACGCCTTCAAACGTGTCGTGGTCAACGAATACACTTGATTACCCCGGATCTATCACATCGGCTACATGGAACGGTGTGATTGTTGCAACCAACCGAGGCGGGACCGGGACTGCGTTTGGAGTTACCGGCGGGACATTCTGAGGTAAATAATGGCACAGACTAATTACACACCAATCTCGCTGTACTACAGCACGACGGCGGCTGCTGTACCTCTTGCGGCTAATCTAGTCAACGGTGAGCTGGCAATAAACATCAACACCGCTGATGGAAAGCTGTATTACAAAGACAGCGCCGGCGTTGTTCAGTTGTTGGCTCAGAAGGGCGGCGGGATTGGAACGTCATCGAACACACAGATCCTATACAACAGCAGTGGAAGCGTTGCTGGATCGGTAAACCTGACTTTTGATGGCACGACCTTAACGGCAAACACAATCAGCGCAACCAACGCGATTGGAGTGGCTTCTGGGGGCACTGGAGCGGCTACGTTTACAGCCAACAATGTACTGCTTGGGAACGGCACTTCAGCGTTTCAGGTTGTGGCTCCGGGGACAAACGGCAACGTACTAACGTCTAACGGTACTACTTGGCAAAGTACAGCACCAGCGGCTTCTGGCGTAACCCAAGCC